ACAGGCATTTTTAAAATATAACCAGTGGTTAATGTATCCAAAAAAGGCATACAACCTTTAACAGTTTTTTCTTCAATACTATGGGTTAATTTTTTATACCAATCAGGAATATTTAATTTTGCAGGTTCTGGACAAATATCTTTGTCTTCAATAATAAGTTTATTGCTAATGAACTTAATTTCTTTCTGAAACATGAAAGAATATTACTTTATTTTAAGGAATTTGTAAAGGGTGTATGTATGTTATAGAGTTTTCTTCACAATATTCTTCCCATGTTTTATTTAATGGAAAACTAATTGTTGAAACATCAAAAATATCTAAAGTATTATAATATGTTTGTGCTACTGAATAGATAGCTTTTGAACTATTAGAAGATATGTCTAAAAATTGTTTTAAAGAATATTTAATTGAATCAATTTCTAATGTTAATGCATTTGAATCTTCAAAAGTTGAAGATGCTACATCATTAATTGTTACATTATCACCATCAATTGTAACAGTTGCTCTTGATTTTTTTAATTTTAAAAAATCAGAATCACTTATATCTATAGAAGAATAAATTTCAGATGAAAGATTTTGTTCATTTTTATCCGTATCGTCTTTTGCAATTTTAGATAAAATATTTCCTTGTCTAATAATATATGCCATAATTAAAATTACCCGTTATCGTAAACAGTTATATGTCCCCCACTACCAGCACTACCAGTAACACCCGGAGTAGGTGATCCAGGACCTCCAGCTCCACCAGCTCCAATGCCTGGGTTTCCATGTAAAAAAGTGTTATTGGATAAATCTGTTCCACCGGGAGCTGATCCCCCACTACCAGCATTACCTGGAGCAGCATTACCACCTCCACCACCATTAGTAGTGAATAAGTTTGTTACACTTGTAGCATTTCCAGAATTACCTGAACCTCCAGGTCCAGAACCATTACCACCACTACCGATTGAATAAGCATATGTTGTACTAGCATCAACGCTACCACTAAAAAATCCTTTACCTCCAGAACCACCGGTACCGCCCCCAGGTCTAGTATCTCCTCCAGAGACTCCGCCGCCTCCGCCTCCGCCGCCACCAAAACTATACGCTATGTATTTACTAGCGTTACTAGGTGTTGCAAAGTTTCCAGATGAAGGGCCATTAGCAGTCATTCTTAGTGTCATGTTTGCTGCTCCAGCACCAGCAGAAGCATCAATAACTCTTCCAGATCCATCAACTGTAACTGTTGCTGCTGTAAATGTACCTTTGGCTGTTTTAATTATTTTCGGCATATTTTATACTCCGTTGTTATTAGTCAGCCATTTCAACATAAGAAACGTGATAAGATAAATCACTTGCTGTCCCTGCTGTAACGGCTAATAAATCTGTTTCATCTAACCAAAGAGGTCCAACATCATCTAAAAAACTTAATGTTGAATCGGCTGGCACTGAAATTGTACTTGCTATTTTATAGTACGTACTTCCATTATCATTGCTTACTTCGATTGTTACATCGCAAGCATTAGTGCCGTCTGTATTAGATATTAAAATTGTTTGTATTTTGGCAGCGTTTTCTGCAGTAACGTCTACCATAGTTGTTCTATTTGTATCACCAAGATTACCCATAGCATTCTTAGGTGTTATCGTTGCTACATTTACTAAGTTCGGTGTTGCCATAATTTTTTATTCTCCTTATTCCTTTTAACCGAAAACTAATGCCATTGCAATAGATTTTCCTACTGTTGATAATTGGGCTCCTCCAGCTTGGACTTGACCTGATCCATTTGGTGCAAGGTTGATATTACCATCTGCTCCATCTGTAATTGTTATTGTTCCTGAGTCTGTGCCACTATTTGTGCTTAAAACTAGATCTGCAGCGCCTCCAGTAGTAACAGTTAATGCTCCAGCGCCATTTGACGTTAAAGTAGCTGCTGCGCCACTGTCTCCAACTTGGACAGTATCACCAGCAAGAATAACATCTCCAGTTCCTTTTGGTATTATATTAATGTCAATATTTGAATCTCCACCTGTAGATGAAAGAGTTGGTGCTTGACCAGTTGCACCATTAGCAATTGTAAATTCATTTACCGCAGAACTTGTAGCTGTAAGTAATGCTAGTTCATTTCCGTTAGTATCTAAAATAGAAGTACCAATTTTTGGTGAAGTTAAAGTTTTGTTTGTTAAAGTTTGAGTGCCTGTTTCTGTTACTGTACCTGCTGGAGATAAAGAAATTTCTTTTATGTCAGGGTTAGTTCCATCATTAGCTGTTGCAAAAACTAATTTATCACCTTTGTCTGTTGCTGAAAAAGTAACAGTGCCACCTGATCCAGAAGTATATTTAAATTGTACTGTGTAAGCACCTGATGTTGAATTTCTTAAAAAATAAAATGTTTGAGTGTCTAAAGGAATTGTAACTATTTGGTTTCCACTAATTGAACCTGTAAACTCAATCATTCTGTGAGACATTACAGCTCCAGTTGCACCATCAGAAACTGAAAGAGCTGTAGTTTGTGCACCACCAGCAATTGATTGTACAGTAAATCCACCAGCAATTTGTTCAAAAAGTTGTAAGTTAGTATTTGTTTTTGTTCCCCATGTACCGGCGTTTTCACCAGTTGCTTGAAGTTCTATACCTAGCGGTGTATATGTTGATGCCATAATTTTATCTCCTATGCAACGTCATTATAACTTGTATTTGATCCTGTTGCAATACTAGAATAACTACTATTTGATCCTGTTGCAACACTTGTATATGATGTATTTGAACCTGTGTCAATAGCTTGAAATGCTTGAATAAATAAATCTCCAACACTTGTTGTTGAAGAAATTCCTGTTAATCCCATAACATCAGCAGGTGTTATTGATCCAATGGAAACTGTTGCAGAAACTCCTGTTAATCCCATAACATCCGCAGGTGTTATTGAACCTACTGCAGAAGTTGCAGATATTCCTGTTGGAGTTATAATTGGATTTGATGAAATATTTGGTTCTCCAATATCAATTGTTGCAGAAACTCCCGTTATACCAAATGCTAAATCAGGAGGTGTTATTGAACCTACTGCGGAAGTTGCAGCTATTCCTGTTAATCCCATTACATCCGTAGTTGATAGTGAGCCTACTGATGATGTTGCAGAAATTCCTGTTGGAGTTACAGTTACGTTTCCAATCATTGTAGCTGATCCAATACTAGCTGTTGAAGAAACTCCCGTTAATCCCATTACATCTGCAGGAGCTATTGATCCAACACTAGCTGCTGCTTGAGTTCCTATAGTAGCAACTACAACTTTATTAAATGAATCTCCATAAGGTTCTTCACCCCAACCATTTCTACCCCAACCAACTGCAGTTCCAACGCTAGCCAACTCACCTATTGCCGAAGTTGCAACTTGACCTGTTAAAAGCATTACATCTGCTGGAGTAACTTCACCAACACTTGCTGTTGCGGAAACTCCTGTTAGTGCTGCTATTGTTGTTGGTGTAGCTGTTAATGTTCCTACTGAAGTTGTTGAAGAAATTCCTGTTGGTGCAACAGAATAATTAACACCCCAACCGGAGTTACTCCATTGTTCTCTTCCCCAACCAAATGTATTAAATGCTTCTACTGAACTAAGTGAAGTGGTTGCTGAAAGACCAGAAACAGAAATTGTAATTACATCATCTTGCCATTCGTTTGATCCCCAAGTGTTATTACCCCAGGTTGATGCCATAAGGAGGTCCTCCTTACGCTATACGAATGATTGCGTTACTTGCGTCTGCTGTTGGAAATTGAATTGTGAAAGTTCCACTAGTTACAGTTTTATCTGAACCAAAAGCTATAACTGCTACAGCTTTATCAGATTGTGTGTCATTATAAATTAATGCACCGTTTGCTGTGAAAGAAGCACTTGTGTAACTTACATCAGCAAAATCACAGATTGCTGTTGTTCCAGAAGTTGTTGGCGTAACGCTTGTTAATGTTGCACCACCTGCAACGTATGCAGATCCTGATGTGTTTGAAATTTCGTTTGAAGTTGAATAAGCAGTTGTGCCTGCACCCAAAGAAGCTGAACTTGTATATAAAGCTATTTTAAAAGTATTACCACTTGATGCTGTAAAATTGTGTGTACCCACTAAAATTTCTTGTTTGAAACTTGTACAAATTGCCGATGATATTGCCATAATTTTTTATCTCCTATGGGTTTGCCGAGTTAACTGGTATACGAACAGCGCCATCAGTGTAGTCATCTCTTCGTCTTCTTCCAACTTGCTCATTAGCAAACTTTTGTACCTCTTGTTTATACTTATTTTCATAAAGTGTCAACATGTCTATCGGACCTTTTAAGAATCCATAAGTTTCAGATAAGCAACAATATAATAGACCGTTTGGAAAGTTTAGACTAATATAATTTGTAGTGTTGTCAGAGGCTAAAGTAGCTGGCATCTTGTTATAGTGTACTCTAAATTTGTATGTTGTATCAGGGACCGGGGCAAGAAACAGTCTTCCAGATGTAGTATCTGTATTACCTGTCGCTCCTCCATACATAGAATAGTATTTAGGTTTACCTCTTTTTGCAGATTCTGTTGAAGATACATATTCTTGTAAATATGTTACATCTTTTTTTTCTAAATAAGTATTAGCGCCTGCTATGGAAGAAGTAGAATCATAGACTTGAACAGCTCTTATAAATAAAGCTCCTGCTGGAACATTAATAGATTCCTGACCTGTTACTAAATTACCTTCTTGTTGAACTCTGTCTGCATCGATAGGTACATCTCTCATTATTCTGTATTGAGAATTTAAAATTATAT